TCATTTAAAGAAATCACAGATCAATTAGCCGCTACTTTTGCTGGTTCTGCTAAAGCCTCGGCGGATTCATTTTCTGGATCAATCGATAAGTTAAGTATTGCTTCAAACAATGCCAAAGAAATTATTGGCGTTAGCCTTATTGGTGCTTTGCAATCTTTAGGTAATGACAAAAATATTGGAAATCTTGCTTCGGACATTGAAGGCGCTGCTCGATCGCTGGCTAACTTTATTGACTCCATTGTTTACCTAAAAGCACAAATTGCTTCAATACCCGGTGCTGGTATTTTTGGTTATTTAGCAAGTGGCGTTACTGATTTATTAGGTCGATTTAGTCCACAGCGTTTAGCCGAGTTAATTAAAGCCATAAAAGGTTTTCAGGGTATGGGCAATGTGCCTATGACTGGTGGATCCAATATGGACACACAAAAGTATGAAGCCACTCAAAAGAAACTATTAGCAATTCAACAAAAGAATGCCAAATTAGCAGCTGCTGCAAAAACAAAAGCCGATACCTTGGCTGCCTCTAATGCAGCTAAACTTGCAAAGGCTCAGTCAATCTTTGATCTTGACAAGATTCAGATTGAAGCTGCGCTTAAGGGCAAGATCTCCGCTGATGAAAAGTTGCGCCTAGAATTACAACGCGCAATTCTTAATGAGGATTTTACTCTTGCTGAAAAGTTACAAAAGCAATTAGAAGCATCACAAAAGGCTACAGGCGCATTACAGGGGCAGATCAATGCCATTAAGCCAGCCACTGATCCTTTTGCAGAATGGATTAAATCTTTAGCAGAAATTTCAGCAGCTTTAACTGCAATTCTTGGTACGCCAGTTAATATGACTTCATCATCAATCTTCAACCCAAACGCTAAGACACCAGGTTCAGGGGCAGGTGCTGGTACACAAACTCCGACTGAAGTCGTTGTTATTCCACCAACAAACAAGGAACCAATCCCAGTCGTTGTAGAACCAAGTCCAATACCACCAACTAACAATGCTTTTGCAGGTCTTGGCGGCACAGGAACCTTTGGCTTTTCACTTCCAAGTTATCTTCAAAACACTATTCCACAAGCTTCACCAGCGCCCATTACAGTTAATGTAACAAACACTGGCTCGGTAATTATGCAAGATGAATTTGTTAAAGTCGTTAATGAAGCAGTAGTAACTGCAAACACTAATGGCCAAAATAACTTCAGACCCGGCGCAGTGTTGCCTAGCGGCGGTTAATCATGGCAATTCCAGTAATTAACGCCATTATCAATTTCTCAACAGGTGCTGGCTTTGCCTCGCCTATGATCCTTGATTCTGGCGTATTGGGTGTTAATGCATTAGCTGATAGCACTTCGATCTCGGTCGATGTTTCTGATTTAGTTGATTCAATCAGAACCACACGCGGTCGCACAGCTCTTTCCGATGTATTTCAGACTGGCACAATGAGCCTTCGGATCATTGATCAAAACGGTTATTTTAACCCGATGAACCCATCAAGTCCTTATTACAATCTGCTCAATCCAATGCGTAAGGTAACAATTACAGCAACTTGGAATGGCACGACTTACCCAATTTTTGCTGGATATATCACTTCTTACGATACGACCACCCCTAAAGATGTGGGTGAAGTTGTTTACACAACTATTCAAGCTGTAGATGGCTTTAGATTATTCCAAAATGCTCAGATAACAGCGGTAGCTTCTGCAACAGCTGGTGAAACTACAGGCGCTCGAATTGATAAGATCCTTAATGCGGTTGGCTGGCCTACTGGTATGCGTGACATAGATACCGGTCAGACTACAGTTCAAGCCGATCCAGGCAATCTCAGAACTTCTTTAGGCGCGCTTCAAACTATTGAAAGCACTGAATATGGTGCTTTGTATATGGATGGCTTCGGTAATGTTGTATTTCAGGATCGTGCTTTAACTTCATCAAGCGTGGCTGGCACTCCAGTGGTCTTTAACGATAATGGAACTGGTATCTCATACAACAATGCTTTGTGGAAACTGGACGATTCTCTAGTCTTTAACAAAACCAGCATTACGAGAGTCGGCGGCACTGCTCAAGTGGCAACAAATCAAGCCTCAATCGATAAATATTTCTTACACTCATACCAAGAGCAAAATCTGCTTATGCAAACTGATGCTGATGCTTTAAACAATGCACTGGCTTTTAACGCTTCTCGAGCTGAAACTTCAATTCGATGCGATGCAGTTACTTTGGATCTCTACACTGCCAATTACGATGCTGGCATTACTGCTGCTCTAAACCTCGACTTTTTTGATCCTATTACAGTAACGACAACTCAACCAGGGTCATCAACCCTAACCAAGACTTTGCAGGTATTTGGCGTGTCACACGACATCAAACCAAGTGCTTGGAAAACAACCCTAACAACGCTTGAACCGATCATAGATTCCTTTATAATAGGATCATCACAATATGGCGTTTTAGGCACTAACATACTTTCTTACTAAGGAGAACAAATGGCCACAGGATTCCCAGCAGTTACGGGTGATGTCATGACCGCTGCAATGTTCAACGGACTTGTGGCATTCACTCTTAACGCACAGACAGGCACAACCTACACTTCAGTGCTGAATGACAGTTATCAAACTCTAGTGACAATGTCTAACGCATCCGCCAATGCTTTTAAGATCCCTACTAATGCTTCAGTAGCGCACCCAATCGGCACAGTTATTACAGTGTTAAACATCGGTGCTGGTACTTGCACTATCTCAGCTGTAACCAGCGGTACTACTACAGTCCTTTCAGCGGGTGCTACAGCGGCTGCTCCTACCCTTGCACAATACAAGTCAGCAGCCTGCATTAAGGTCGCTACTGACACTTGGTATGTAGTGGGAGCCATTGGATAATGTTAAATAATATTATCGGCACTATTACTAGCGTTGGTAAACCAACTGTAACTGGTGGCACATTATCTAGCGACGCTACTTATTATTATCGAGCCTTTACAGCTGGCGGAACTTTAGGCATTAGCGGTGGATCACTTGCTTGCGATGTTTTAGTGATTGCTGGTGCAGGTGGTGGCGGTGCAGGGCAATATAGTGCAGGTGGTGGTGGTGGTGCTGGTGGAGTTTTCTACGCTACCTCACAAACTTTTGCTAGTAATCAAACAGTGACGATTGGCGGTGGCGGCGCTGGTGGTTCTTATGCATCAAATACCAACGGCAGTTCAGGAAGTGATAGTTCTTTAGGTTCATTAACCGTCGGAGTTGCAGGCGGTGGTGGTGGTAAAGGTGCGACAAACGGAATCAATGGTGGTTCTGGTGGTGGCGCAGGTGCTGCTACTTCAACTACTGGTGGTTCAAGCACTCAAACAGGCACTGGTGGAACTGGTTATGGTTTTGCTGGTGGTAATGCCACAGCAACGACAGCTGCAGCAGGTGGTGGCGGTTCAGGTGCAGTAGGTGCTAATGGTGCATCTTTATTAGCAGGTGATGGTGGCGCTGGCCGTAATACTTGGTCATCTTGGTTATCGGCTGCTGGTCTTGGAGTCAGTGGTTTTGTTGCTGGCGGCGGTGGCGGTGCTAACGGTTACTCAACCCCAAGTGTGGGTGGTTCTGGTGGTGGTGGCGCAGGTGCTGGATACAATACTGTCATACCTATAGCTGGTACTGCCAATACTGGTTCAGGTGGTGGTGGTGGCGGTGGTACATCTGCAACTTACGGCGATGGCAAATCTGGTGGATCAGGTTTAGTAATGGTTCGTTACCTAAAGACGGCGGTGTAATTATGAGTCATTGGGCAGAAATTGATGAAACTGGTTTAGTCCTTCGAGTTCTTGTTGGCGATAACAATGAGCCAGATGAAGGGCAGGCTTTTATGGAGTCACTTGGTGGCACTTGGGTTAAGACAAGTTATAACGGAACAATACGCAAGAATTATGCTGGTATCGGTTATGTTTACGATGCAGATTTAGATGCGTTTATTCCGCCTAAATGCCATGACACAGCAACTCTTAATTTAGAAACTTGTATTTGGGAGTGTGAGAACGATGTCCATCAAGCCACGATTATCTAAGTGTGCAATTCAGTTAAGAGAACAAATTGACGACTCCTTCGGAGATCGAGATCGAACTTCTGATGGTTGGATCGGCGATACTCGACACAGCGCGCGCGTTTCAGATCACAATCCTGATGCTAACGGCTGGGTTCGTGCCATCGATGTCGATCGAGATCTTTCAGGCAAGGCTAAACCTGACCTCATGCCAGATCTTGCGGATCAAATTCGTATCTTTGCGAAGTCTGATGGAAGCAAACGCATCAGCTACATCATCTTTGACGGCAAAATTGCCAGTCCAAAGCTCGGTTGGAAATGGCGCAAATACACAGGCATCAACCAACATAATCACCACTGCCATATTTCGTTTACGAAAGAAGCTGACCTTAATGGTGAGTTTCTTCAAATACCTATGATCGGGGGATCAAAGTGAAAGATCTAAAGAACGCAGCAGCATCATGGGGCAGAGCATTCTTGGTTGCGGTTATCTCAATGTACGCAGCTGGAGTGCAAGAGCCTAAAGCTTTGATTGCTGCTGGCATTGCATCAATTATCCCACCAGTATTGAGATACCTTGATCCTAAAGATGAACTTGGAAGAAAATGACACAGGGCGATTTCTTTCAGCTCTATATTGCCACCATTGCGATAATAGGTGGATTGGCTGGTTATGTGATCACACACTTGTTGAGCGAGATCAAGCGACTCAACACGCGAGTTGATGAGATTTATAATATTCTTTTAGAACGGTAGAATAAAGTCATGGCTGCGCGCAAAGTTAAACCATTAGAGGATCAGGGCTATTCAGCCCTAGAAGCCTATTGCATTGGACTTAATGAGTATTACAAGGCTTTGCGCAAAGCTGGCTTTCCTGTCGATATATGTATCTCCATGATACAAGACCCAATTTCTTATCCTGACTGGATTCTTCCTAAACGAATTAACGACAATCCAAGCCAGTTACCGGGTTATTATCCTGACGATGACGAGGATTAATGCTCAAATATGTGATCGTGTCAGACCTTCAGGTGCCCTATCACTGTCCGAAAAGCGTGGCCTCTCTTGCCGCCTTCATCAAGAAATTCAAGCCAGATGAAGTGCTGTGCGTTGGAGATGAACTCGATATGCCACAGCTCCGAAAAGGAGCCAGCCAAGCTCAAGAGGTCATGGAAGATCTGGGAACTGATCGAGATACTTGCCGCCAAGTTCTCTGGGATTTACAGGTTTCACAGCTCGTTCGGTCAAACCACCAACAGCGTCTATACGCTTCAATTAGTACAAGACTGCCGCAACTGCTCAAACTGCCAGAACTCGAATACAGCCGATTCTTAGGCTTGAAAGAGCTGGGCATCACCTTTCATCAGAATGTCTATAACATCCCGCATACTGATTGGATTATGATCCATGGAGATCAGCAGTCAATCAAACCACAGGGCGGTTTAACGGCCATAGAAGCCGCAAAGAGGCATGGTAAGAGCGTAGTCTGTGGTCACACCCATCGCCAAGGTCTTACATCGGTCACAGAGGCCTCTAATGGCCTTGTAGGGCGTACTCTATCAGGCATGGAAGTAGGCCATCTGGTTGATACCAAGTCCAAGGGTATGAGCTACACATCTGGGACATTCAATTGGCAAAAAGGTTTCGGCGTTATGTATGTTGATGAAAAGAAAGTCTATCCAACCCTAGTTCCTATGGATAATGACGGATCTTTCGTGTTTAACGGCAAGCGATATGGATGATCTAGATTTAGACATCCGCCGCACCATAGACAATGCCATGGATGACGGAGAATTGTTACCGTTTCGTTATCAAAAGAAGCTTGATTAGTCTGCGATAGCGTGTAGATTCGCCTTATCAGTGAAACTCACTGAAGTAAAGGGGCTAACAAATGAACTTAGATCTTTATTTAACTCTCGTAATGGGAGCGTTTTTATTAGTCGGTGTTGCAGCTGGTTATGCACACGGATTTAAGCAAGGGAAAGAAGAAGGTTACGCACTCGGCCGTTCGGTCGCTCGACACACATTCTGGTCAGAGTGAAGGCCAAGGATATCCTCGATGAAGCCAAGCAATTACTCACCGACAGAGGTGACGAGTACGGCGACTCAACTCTTAATCACATTCGAATCGCAAGACTCTGGAGTGTGTATCTTGACAAAAACATCGAGCCTCACGAAGTCGCAATCTGTCTTATCCTCACCAAAATCTCGCGAACTCAAACTACAGCAGACCACCCGGACAGTTACGCAGACATCTGTGCGTACTCTGCAATCGCTGGCCAGATTACATCAACTGATTGGAATGACCTTGACAGTTACTAAAGCAAAGCCCGGTCAATGGTGTGATTACTGCAAGATGCGTTGGGGACAAGATCACCCAAACGGAAAAGGCAAGACACTAGCTGTATGGACTGTGGTTAGCCAACACGCTAAGTCTAAGGGAATCAACCGACATTATTGCCAGCCTTGTGCTGTCTGGGTATCAATCTGGCCTGATGGATCTCATTGGCCTTTAACCGAGCAAGCCGAGTTTCTAGTGAAACAAGAGGAGATCAATCATGGCGTTTAACTTAGCTGATTATGAAACAGTCGAGAGTCGGCTGGAAAAGTTTTGGAAGGAGTTCCCAGATGGACGCATATCAACGGAATTGGAAGTATGTGAAGCTCATAGATATGTTGTTAAAGCCTATCTCTACCGCACTTATCTCGACCAAGTCGCTTACTCGACTGGGTTTGCTGAAGAGAAGGATTCTGATCGCGGCGTTAATGCCACTAGTGCGCTTGAAAACTGCGAAACTTCAGCGATCGGCCGAGCACTTGCGAATGCAGGTTTTGCTGCTAAGGGCAGACGCCCTTCCAGAGAAGAAATGGTCAAAGTATCAATGGCAGGAAGAGGCGGAATTACTACAGAAAAGCCGATCCTCAAAGAAAAATTCCCAGAGCCAGTAAAAGATGCCTGGACTATTGAAAGTCCTAAAGACGTACAAGAAGTCGTACAAGTCGACGGCGCACCAACTCTGAGTTCAGCGATGAACTTACTAGCTGATGAACTTAATGCAAAAGAAATACCACAAGCACCAAAGTGTCAACATGATTTCATGGTGCATAAGACTGGAGTTTCATCAAAGACTGGAAAGCCTTATGAAGGCTATACCTGTCCATCAAAGATCAGGGCAGAACAATGCCCGCCGATTTGGTTGTAACTAATGACTTCCCAGCATCGTAAACATAGGGGATACCGCACTCAGAAGTGCGTCGCTGAGTACCTAAAAAAGTGGTTCCCTTATGCAGACAGTGCTGGGGCAGGTAGGCAAGGCAGTGATGTCACTGGTGTCCCGTTCGACATCGAAGTGAAAGCACGATCTGCCTTCCAACCGAAGGAGTGGCTGGATCAGACACGAAAGAGAGCAGATGGGAAGCTGTCTATCGTCGTGATGAGATTCAACGGGCAGGGCGAAGATGCGGCCGAATACGGCGCAATGCTTCGATTCTCAAATCTGGTTCAGCTACTCAATAAAGTCGATTACTCAGAATGGTTTCAAGAGCCAAGCCGATGTGAAGGCTGTGGCAACTGGTTAATTGCAGACTACAAATACTGCACCAAATGCAAGGAGCATAATGCCTCGTTATGATTATGAATGCATAATTTGTGGACAAACACAAGAGTTAGAACACTCAATTAGCGCAGCTGTTAACCCGGTGCTGCATTGTTCAACTCCCATGATTCGGGTATTTAGCGCCACGCCAGCGATCTTCAAAGGCACTGGTTGGGGTAAGGATAAATAATGCCATTTGACTATAAATTAAAATCTGATTCAACAACTCATTTCACTTGCTGCGACGAGATCCAATTCGAATACATGTGCGCTTATTGTTACGAAGCAATGGGTTGCCAGATGTGCGCGTTTGATATAACTGTTCGACACGATTGCCAACAGGATTAGACACGCCCAAGATCATGCGTAAATCATCAAAGGATTTGACAGGCGCGGTACGCTATAACTCGCTAGCGAGCGCCTGTGGGCGATTGCTCGCGACCGCGTGTTTAGCTGTTGGGGCAGGTCTATTCATATATGAATCAGCACCCACAGAAGCAGTAGCAAAAGAAGCTAAACCATTTGATATTAAAGAATATATTCAAAGCCATTTAACAGTTAACACTTACAAATGCTTAGATACTTTGGCTACTAAAGAGAGCAACTGGAACTTTAATGCTGTCAATGGTAGCCATTACGGTTTCATGCAGGGTAGATCTCAATGGTTAGCATCAGCTAATCCAGAGCAACAGTACGATTGGTCTAGTAGATATGTTGCTAATCGTTATGGTGTGACAGAGTATGATGAACCAGACTTCTGTGCAGCTCTCGATCATTGGAAGAAATACTCATGGCATTAGATAAGTTAAACAGTCGTAGGTATCGAGGACAACGTGACCGGGTCTTTGCTCGTGATGGAAGAGTGTGTCAGATCTGTGGCACTGATCAAGGTGAGATGCACATTGATCACATCATTCCACGCAAGGTTGGTGGAACTCATGACCTGGACAATCTCAGAGTCTTGTGTAAAAGCTGTAATCTACGCAAAGGAAGCCTAAATGATGGGGTTTTTTTAGGTAAGACGGCTACCCCCCCTGTCTTTCCTGGCAATATCTCCCCGATGCAGTCCGAACCGATGCTGGACAGTCCTTTTAAGACCCGACCCAGTCCGAGTCAATGACAGATAAGCCCAAAAGATCCAAAGCCCTGCGAGGGGCAACTAAACCAAGGCTTCACAGTCCACTTCTTAAAGGTCAAAACAAGCTGCAAGATGTCAAGGATCTTTGTGAGATCGTAAAGATGCCGTTGATGCCTTGGCAGGAGTTTGTGCTTAAAGATATGCTCACGATTGACAAAAAAGGCAACTGGATTCGCAAAACTAACCTTATCTTGGTAGCCAGGCAGAACGGCAAGACTCATTTAGCGCGAATGCTGATTCTTGCTCACTTAATCAAGTGGAATACTAATGTCCTAATCATGTCCTCAAATCGAAGCATGGCTTTAGACACCTTTAGGCAAGTAACTCACCTTTTAGAAACCAATGACCATTTTAAAGGATTCGTTAAGCAGATCCGACACGCCAACGGCACTGAGTCGATCGAGATGCTATCTGGGGCAAGACTTGATGTCGTAGCAGCTACTCGCGATGGCTCTCGCGGAAGATCAGTTAACGGATTGCTTTACATCGATGAAGTTCGAGAGATAACCGAGGACGGATTTCGAGCAGCAACTCCAACCACCAGAGCCCACCCTAATTCGCAGACTCTGTTAACTTCCAATGCCGGTGATGCTTTCAGCACTGTCCTAAATGATCTCAGAGAACGCGCTATTGATTATCCGCCTAAGTCTTTCGGCTTTTATGAATATTCAGCCCCTCAGTATTGCAAAATTACTGATCGAAGTGCCTGGGCTTTAGCTAACCCTTCCCTTGGCTACACAATTACAGAAGAAGCAATCGAAGAAGCTATTGCAACCAGTCCTATCGAAAATACAAGAACCGAAACCCTTTGCCAGTGGATCGACAGCCTTTCGAGCCCCTGGCCTCATGGCGTACTTGAAGAAACGTCAGAT